TAAAATGATGGGTAATATGCTCAGGCCGCCATCTGCAACAAATCCAAAATATATACCAAGCCGTTTTGATCGTTTAGGAGTTCATGTAGGAACGCCTAAACAGGCAGCAGATAGATATAATTTTACAACTGAGATAGGGGAAAATAAAGGGGGTATGACGCTACCTTTAAAAATTAGAACAGATAAACCATTTGAAATTAAAGATTTTGAAGAGTTTGGAATTAAACCAGATTTAAGGTTTGATATGACTGAGGTCATAGATGGTAAAACTGTTTTAACTGAGGATGGTGTTAGAGAAGCTATGAATGCATATGCTGATGCAAAAAATGTTGATTTAGATATAGGCGTAGATTTATTTAGAAAAGAATTAACTGATAAAGGGTATACTAATATTCCCTATATTAATCTTGTGGAAGGCATGAATAGAAGTGCAGAAGATTTTGCGTTACTTAAAAGTAAAGGTATAGATTTTACAAAAGAAAATATAAGCAACATTATGTTAGTTGATAGAACTGCTAAAGATCCGGCGGTAATAAAAAGCCGGTTTGCAAAATTTAAAGACGTATATGACCCAAATATAATGGCTGGTATTGCCGGCATGGGTTTGTTATCCCAGTTGGAAGGTGAGTAGCATGGAAAAAGAAATAAACGAATTAGCGCAAAGCCTCGAAGCTGAATTAAATCCTGAGGTAATGGGCGACGACGAACTCCAAGGCATTCTTGGTAAAGAGATCGACGACGCAATCGATTACTCAGATAACTGGGTATCTCCTGTCAGGGCATCTGCTACTGAGTATTATCAGGGTAAGCCGTTTGGTAACGAGGAAGACGGGCGCAGCCAAGTAGTTAGTATGGATGTGAGGGATACCGTTATGAGTATAATGCCTTCTCTTTTGCGTATTTTTAATTCTACTGAACGAACAGTTGAGTATGCTCCTCAGGGTCCAGAAGATGTAGCGGCAGCCAAGCAAGCTACAGAGTATGCAAATTTTATTATTAATAGAGATAATAATGGTTTTGTGGAGCTCCACGCAGCTTTTAAAGATGCGTTAATACGTAAAGTTGGTATTCTAAAATGTTACTGGGATGACAGAACAAAATATGAAACACACGATTTAAGCGGTTTAGATGATAACGCTCTAAATGCTCTTATGGCTGACCCAGATGCTGAAGTTGAGATAGTTGCGTCTGAGCCTATGGGCGAACCTATGATGGATGAGATGACAGGCGAAATGATGCCGCCTCCAATGATGCACGCTGTTAGAATTACTTACACGCACCCAGACGGGCGTGTAAAATTAGAAGCTGTGCCATGTGAAGAATTTCTAATTTCTCGTGAAGCAAAGTCTATTGATCAAAGTGATTATGTGGCACACCGGCGTAT